TACGACCCCTTACTTGTTATTTAGAGCCTTTAAATACTAATGATACTCTAAACTTATCTGTTTCAACTGACCTTGCAACATGAGGTATTCTAGCATCAAAAACTACAACACGACCTGTTTTTGGCCAATATGATTTAACAATGTTCATATTTGGATTGCCGTTGAGACCATAAGGTGTATTGATTGCCATTGCTTTCATTTCATCATTTAGATTAGGTGTCCAGAACTCAATTGAACCACCATCTTCTGGTGTCCAGTCAGGTGTAAGATAAACTATAACTGTATATTGGTCGCCAGTTCGACCATCTATATGAATGCCATCTGATTGACCTTTATGATGACCATTAAGATAGTGTTTTAATAATTTTATTCCAGGATTTACTTGTTCCCAAATATCTTTTACCCAATCATGCTCAATCACGTCATCACCTAGATGTATTTGTTCACCTAACCAATCCATTTTCATAGCAGTATCATAATATTTCTTTATATCTGATTCATCTATTGTACTGTCTGAAGCGTTAATCGTTCTATGATAATCGCCACCTACCATATTACTACCATCAACAACATTATAATCGCCGTTTGGCATTTTACTTATTACGTCACCCATTATATTTTCCCCATTGTTAGAAACTTAACTATACCTGCACTATGAACCCATTGTTTATGTTTGTTTTGAAAAGCAGCTAGTTCTCGTGCCTTATCTTCAAAAGTTGAAGCACAAAGAATACTGCCGGTAGGTTTTTCAATAACCATCCATCGCATTTGTCCTTTGTACTTACTCAACTTTGTTTCATAAGACAACTTATCTTTTGATAAAGACTTACCTGGTTTTTTATCACCAGGAAAGTGTCTAGTTCTGTTACCGCTTTTCGAGTTTCTCATACTATACTTTAGGTTCTTCAACAACTGCTTCAACAGGTTCAACAGTAGATTCGCCTTCTACGATTGCACTTGCTGGTAAGTTAGCAGTTAAGTACTCACTATGATGTTTGATTAAAACTTTAACGTTATCAAACTCAGTAGTTAGTTGTCTAAGTCTACCTTGTAATGAATTAACCTGTACGATAGCGTTCTTACACTTCTCGTCTAGTTTAGTTTCATCATAAACTTTACCATCTATTGTTATTGCCATTGTCTTCTCCTTATGTTAGTTGTATTTCAGAAGCAGCTTCTTTACCACGCTGTTCTGTTAGTTCGTAAGTTACCGCTTGTCCATCATTAACTGATTCAACACCGGCAGCTTGTAATGCTGAAACGTGTAAAAAAGCGTCTTTACCACCATCATCTGGTGTTATAAATCCGAATCCTTTTTTAGCGTCAAACCATTTTACTTTTCCTGTAGCCATATTATTTCCTTTTTAGTTAGGTCTTAAATTTTAAAGTCCGAGAATTGACCTATCTTCTTCCCGAATTTATTATCAGTTGCAAGTGTTTGACCACTCTCAACTAAATCTGATTGTGCTGATTGTTCTACATCATAGAATCTCATCTTTGATCTATCAACACCTAGAATAAACTTTCTATTGATCGTTGGATCATTATATCTATTCTTTAATTGTTTAACCATTATCTGATTTTTTTCTTCTAGTTCTTCACTTGATATCAAAGCAAACATAAAGTCTGCTGTTGCAGGAAGACCGAAACTCTCAGATGTATCTTCTAAACCAACATCACTACTTACAAAACCAGCTCTTGTAGTTTGTGTAGCAGAGAAAATAGGCACATCATTCTCAACTGCAAGACCTCTTAGTTCTTCTGCAATTGATTTAATGTAAGTATAACTGTTTACACTAGCGCCTGGTTTAAATCTAGCACTAGAACATATGTTTAGATAATCAATGAATATGATATCTGGTTTAAATGATTTCTTCATAGACAACTCACTCAATAGATTTTTGAAGTGACCTGTATGAGCAGACGCAGTAGGATATTCTTTAATGATTAACTTACCTGTCGTCTTACTTTGTAATTTGTTTATCTTTGTTTCATACATTGTGTATGGTAATTCTTCAAGATCACTCATGCCTACATTCAATAGATTAGCATCTATTCTCTCGGCGATTCTTTCTTCTGCCATTTCCATAGTAATGTACAATACATTCTTGCCTTGTAGTAATATAGATGAAGCAAGGTGAGTCATAAACATAGTCTTACCTACGCCGGTACCTGCAAGACAAATATTTAAAGTCTTACTTGGTATACCACCTCTTGTAATCTTATTGAAGAAATCTAAATCAAGTTCAAGTCTTTCTTCTTTCTTTCTATAAAAGTCAAATCTTTCTTGTGACTCTAGTAAATAATCATGCCCAACTTTCTGGTCAAACGATACACCTAATGCACCTGATAGTAATTCAGGTAGATACTCTGGCGTATGTTCTTTATCTTTGCCATCTAGTATCTGAATACCACCTAATATAGCATTATGTATGGCACGATCTTTACAAAACTTTTCTGTGGTTTCTAATAGCCATTCTAAGTTTACTGGCTCTTTATTAAATGTAGATAATATTTCTGTTATCTTTTTATATTCATCTTCATTAACACTTTTGTTAGAGTTCATTTCAATAGATAAAGATTCTTTTGTTGGTAGATTATTATACTTGTCAACAAAACGATATATCTCAGAGAATAATAATCCCTCTAGTCTATCAGCAAAGTATTCTTCTTTGATAAAAGGTAAAACTTTTCTAGTGTATTCTTCGTTGTATATTAAATTACTTAAAGCTGTTTGTTCAATTCTTGGCATTTAGTTTATCTTCTTTTAGTTTTTCATCAAGCAACACAACAAGTATATCGCCGACATGGTTAATAAATTCTTGACTATCACAATCTGCGTCAATGTTATTCTCTATTATAACATAATCGAACTGCATAGGCAAGGTACCATCAGGTCTTTTTTCAGACTCAGGTCTGATCCCAACGGCACCGTACTTATAAACTATTGATGAAAATGGACCACTAATTAACTTCAATGCCGTAAAGTCCTCTCCAGGTTTCTCTACGAACACATAGTCTTCCCTATGTTTAGGGTTAGTCGTCTTGTGAGGTTTCGGTATCTGCTTCAACTCCATCTCCATATTTAAACTCTTTGCTACATACTCCATCTAATTGTTCTAGTATCTCTTTAGTGAAATATTTTTTAGGGTCATTATTAATAGTTTTACCAAATGTTTTTGTGCCGTCTGGTAATTCAATCCTAGTAGAAACTTGTTTAAATATATTATGTTTTAAAGCCAAGTCTAGTAGACCGTAGTATCTATCTAAACCTTTGCTGTAGGTTAATCTAACATCTACAACTTTGTTTTCTTTAGTTAATCTTGATTTATAATTCTTACAATGTATTATATTACCAATGATCTCAGTACCATCTTTCTCTTTTCTCTTAGAAAGATATACGATTGATGATGCTGCATATTTCAATCCTGATCCGCCACCCATTTCTTTCTGTGGGAACATAGAACCAATAACATCATATGTATGATTAGTAATAATCAAAGGCACTTTTGCCTTACCTAATTTTAAAGTCAATACTCTAAAGGCAGCTTTAACAATTTGTGCCCTCGTCATATCTTTAGTTTCTTTTCCGTCTTGTGTATCTTCAATTTCTTTTGTAGTAGATAACATACCTAAACTATCTAATACTAATAGTAATGGTTTTTTCTCTTTCTTATCTTGTTGAGAATACTTTTCTAATACAGTTAATGATTGATGTCTGAATTCTTGTACAGTAGTTACTGGCATTACAACCATTCTAGTACTGTCTATTCCTCTTTCTTCTATAATCTCTTTAGTAATTGCTGATTCTGATTCAAAGAATATTACACCACCGTCAGGATTCTTATCTAGGAAGTTTTTACACATACCTAATACAAAGAAAGTTTTACCTGTGGCACTTTCACCTGCAATTGCTGTTATCTTATTTGATGGGAGTCCTCTATGAATAGAGCCGCCTAATAAGGCATTGAATATATATGAACCTGTATCTATAAACGAATCAACATCACCTGAAGCACCGTCTGATACTAGACTGGCATATTCATTACCAGTTTCTTTTATTATATCTTTTAAAAAATCACTCATTAATTATCCTTTTAGTTTCATTACAGTTTCATTATATATTATACTATATTTATAAGATTTGTCAAGCAAAGAATTCATCTAAATTTGCCTTTCTGGAATGTTGAAATAAATCAAAATTCTTATCACCAAAACACCACACATTCTCTATAAAAATTTTATTCATAAAGTCTGCCTTTTCTTTATCGTCTTTAAATAGTTTATCTGACTTAGGTCTTTGCATAATTCTCATACCGATCTGACCTAGAAACTTGTCTTTCATTCTATTTACTAGTTCATCACTTGATCTATATCTAGTACCTTTGATCTTTGGATCCATAATATTCACAAATAGAAACTTTGATACTGCCATTGACTTCTCAGCAACAGGTAAATAAAATTCATCACGCCATTTCTCATACTCATTAAATTTAGACCATGATTGATCTTCTTGAAACTCACCACCTTTATTATATTCTTCTGTTGAGAAGTAAGGGGGAGAAGTAAACGCAACATCTATTGGTGGTAACTTATGATATGGTAAATCTTCTGCACCACAACGCCATATTGTAACCTTCTTAGGTTTAGATAATAGTTTATTGTACTTTGATATCTGTTGAGTATATCGAGCATATGTATTTGGATTAGGATCACAGCCATAGTATTCTTCGGCATCACTAGCAAAGAAACCTGCAAGTCTATCGCCCCAACCACAACTTGTATCTAATACTGTCTTGGCATTAGTCATTTGATATATTGCTTTTGCAACAACAGGTTTAAATTGTGTTGCAATATATGTACCTAGTCTAAAAGCACCCATATAACTTTTATGAGTTAATGCACCACCAAGTAATTGTTCTGTTTCAACACCATCTAAGTCTTTTACTTTAACAAGTTTAACATCATTGATACCACGCCATATAGGACCTAAGCATTTCCATATATCATATGATGTACCGTTTTCCCATACCTCTTTAGGTGCTCTGAACCCATAACTACCACACTCTAATCTCAAATCTTGCATGAAATAATTTGATACACTATTGAAAGTACTTGGCCCATTAATTAAACCTATGCCATATTTCTCATAACTGTATTCATAATCGTCATACTTCTCAAAGACTTCTTTTTCAACTTGTTCTTTAGGTGTACAAATAGAGTTAGTATTAAAGTTCTTCAAAGAATTAAAACTATCTCTCATATCATCTTCCGATATATCTCTTAAAGGAAATACAGGTCGTTCAGTAGCAATATAATCAGCAAGGTTCTTTCTCATATCTTCCTTACCGTATTCTGCGTTCATTGATTCAAACGTTCTATTGTCTAATATAGGTAACTTATCATCACCAGCGGCGTCTAATAGACGGCTGTATAGTGTATTATTACGTTTATAGTCATCAAAAGGTTTAATCATATTACTAGTATATCACAATCTATGTTATTTGTCAAGGGTTTAAAAGAACTCATCTAGGTTTGATTTCTTCTCAAAGTTCCATCCTATTGCATTTACAATAAATCTTAATGGTTCTAAAAATGATTTAGTAAACATCTCATCATAATCGATATATTGATGTAGTTTAAATTCTTTAGGTAGTTGATTTGAAAACGATATAACATTTTCTCTCAAAGTATTAGGTTCTTTTAATGATATAAACTTAATCTTATCACCACTTTGTATCGTTTCGTATTTTGATAATTTGTGTTTCTTCAATAGATTATTATAAAGTAAAGAACCTCTTACATGAATAGGTGTGCCTTTCAGATATATATCTTTTGTTGAAGAATACTTTTTAAGATTATTACAACTTCTAGGATAAGCAATTTCTTCAGGTGGCAACTTCTTAAAGTGTGTTCTAAAGTTCTCTATAAATTCAATCAATGCAGGTTCATCTTTATTCATAATCACATTCAATGCTTCTTTAATCTTTACACGACAAGGTGCAGGAGTTGAAGACTTGACAGCCTCAATACCCATGATCTTTAGTTTAGGTTCTTTTAGATTGATACCATCTTCGTTAAATACATTTAAAATATATCTTTTCTTAGCAGTCCATATACCTTTATTAGCAATCACTTCTCGTTTCATAATCATTTTCTGATCGTAAGCATTAACATACTTTGCTAGTTTAGCAAAACTAGAATCAATAAATGGTTGTAGTTTTTCTTCAGAAAACTTATCTAATACTTTTACAATCTTTCTATTATCAGATTGATCTTTAAATATCTTATCAACCATGCCACCTAGTTTAACATAGATTGAATCTGTATCAGACGCAACAACATATGAAATATTTTTAGTACTCAATAGTTTGTTTAGATAATCATTCACGTCACGTTCAATCCATCTGATAGTCAACTGACCTGCCATTGTAATACCTTCAGCGTGTCTTACATCAAAATATCTAAAGTATTGATTACCGATAGCACCATAGGCACTATTTAAAGCAATCTTTCTTGACAGTTGAATATTATAGTTTGTAGATATCTCATTCTTCAATCTTTCATCACCAGTTTCTTCATACAATGCTTTTGCTTTTGCCATCTTGTTTTTATATATGACTCTCTCTTTGTATAACTTATCCATCAGTTCAGGAAGAAAACCTTGTTTGTCTGTTCTAAATTTTGCACCGTTAGGAGTAATAGTGACACCATCTAAATTAGACAGATCAGACTTTTGATTTAACATATTTTCTACACTAACAACACCTTTATCACAACTAACAAAAGTTTCAGGAGAGATATTGTATTGCATAATTAAATGTGGATACAAACTGTTTAAATCAAAACTTACAATCCAGTCGTGAAA